TTACAATAGAATCTAAGTATGATGCTCCTGGTGTTCGTGCAACCTTTGCGCAAGGATCAGTAGTTGTAACTGGTAATGCTGATGTTACATTAGTAGGTGTAAGATCTACTTTTGCTACAGGCGTACCAAAATTAACAATATGGAACGGTGTGGATGACTCTAACACAGACATCTGGACTGTAGTACCAACAGGATAAGGATAAGATGGCAGATTCACCTATATTAAATTTAAACTTGATGACTACAGGATCTAATTCTGGAACCTGGGGTAATATAACAAACGAAAATTTACAAAAATTAGAACAAGCATTAAAAGGTTACATTGCTGTAGCTATTGGGGGTGCTTCTACTCAAGCATTAACAGTAGCGAGTGGTGGCACAGGAAGTGGCGTACAACAACCTAACGCAGCTTTAAAATTTACAGGATCTATGACTACAAATGTTACAGTGACCTGTGAAGCCACAGCTAACTGGTACATTATTGATGATGCTACAACTAGAAATGGTTACACATTAAGTTTTGGACCTGCTGGTGGAACTGCAGTTGCACTTGTTGCTGCGTCTAAACATTTAATTTACACTGATGGTTCTACAGCTTTCGATGTTTTATCAGACGCTGGAAACGTTAAAGCTAATGGCACATTGCAAGCAACAGGTGATGTTACTTTTAACGGAGGTTCTTTTTCTTTTAACTCAGGGCTAGCTGATAAAGATGCTGTCTTTGCTGGTGACACACAAGCAAATTTATTATTTACAGATGCAAGCACAGACCGTGTGGGCATTAACACAGCTTCTCCAACAACACAATTAGATGTAGCAGGAACGTTTAGAGCAACAGGTGCTGCTACTTTATCATCTACTCTAGGTGTTACGGGATTACTTACTGCATCTACATTAACAGCTACAGGAGATGTAGAAATAGATGGTGGTAATTTTACTTTTAATGAAACCGGCGCTTTGTTAAATGCTAGATTTGAAGGAGATAATGACGCTAATCTTTTAGTTACTTATGGTAGCACTGATCGTGTAGGCATAGGAGTAAATGTTCCTACAAATGCTAAATTAGAAATTAATCAAAACGATGCTTCATCAGCTATTTCATGTTTAAGTTTAGATCAAGATAAAACTGACCAAAACTTTATTCATTTTGAAGGAACAGAAGCGGCAGATAGTAGTAAAAGTATATCTACTTCTACAGCAGAAGCTGCAGCAAAAGGAGGAGCTATTATGATTAATGTTAATGGTTCCGTTAAATGGCTTAGATTTTACGATTCAGCTGTATAGGAGTTTAAATGCCACTTGTTAAGATGCCTTTTCAACCAGGAGTAGATAAACAGGATACGGAATATGGTGCGGAAGGTAAATGGTTTGATTCAGACAATATGCGTTTTCGGTATGGTCTTCCAGAAAAAATAGGTGGGTGGATTAAAGTAACAACAGACGCACTTGTAGGAGCTACAAGAGGAATTCTTACTTGGTTTGATAATGATGGTGATCAATATACCATTATAGGAACTAATAAAAAAGTATATGTCTATGCTGATGGTGCATGGTCCGATATTACACCCATAAGATCAGCGACTAATGCTATCACGGCTATTACTACCAACACTACAACAGGTACAGAATCTAATGTAACTATTACTAATACATCCCACGGTGCTATAACAGGTGATTTTGTTACTATCACTGGTACACCTGGAACTGTAAATGGTATAACCCAAGCACAATTATTAGGTGAGTTTGAAATTATAGATGTTGTTTCTACATCACAATATATTATTACCACGACAGGTACAGCTTCTTCCGCTAGTACAGTAACTGTAACTGGGACAAATGCTTCTTACGAAATTAATACTAAACCTGCTGTGTCCGTAGCTGGGTATGGATGGGGTACAGGCACATGGGGATTATCTACATGGGGCACATCACGTGCAGGTATTACAGGTGCTGACGCAGTTCAGTTAGACTCAGGTAAATGGTCTTTTGATAACTGGGGTGAAGATGTTTTATGTCAACAATTTAATGGTGGACTTTATTACTGGGATACATCGGGTGGTGTAAGTGTTCCAGCAGTAAAATCCACAGTTACGAATGCACCAACACGAAGTAGATTTGTTTTAGTTTCTGGTACAGATCGTTTTGTTATATGTTTTGGTACGGAAGAAACAATTGCTACTTCTTCTAGTCAAGATGACATGTTTATTAGGTGGAGTTCACAAAATGATCCTAATATATGGGTTCCTACATCTACAAATACCGCTGGATTTCAAAGACTTACAGACGGAAGTAGATTAGTAAGTGCAGCACGTTCACGTGGTGCTGTTTTAATCTGGTCAGACACAGCTTTATATCAAATGCAATTAATTGGCGCACCATTAGTTTTTGGTTTTACTCAACTAGGTGCTAAGTGTGGATCAGCTGGATTACATGCAGCCATAGATGTTAATGGAACTGCTTATTGGATGGGCCGTGATTCTTTCTTTGGATTTGATGGTAAGGTTAGTAAAATTCCTTGCTCCGTAGAGGATTATGTATTTGGTGATATTGATGAAGCATCACAAAAAGATACTTTTGCTGCTGCTAACAGTGAATTTAATGAAGTTACATGGTTTTATTGTTCTAATGGATCTTCACAAATAGATAGATGTGTTACATATAATTATGAAGAAAAAGTTTGGAGTGTTGGTACATTAGATCGTACGTCTTGGGCTGATAAAGGTGTGTATAATTTTCCTTACGCAACAAGTTATGAAGCGTCTGATACTTCCTCTACCATTACAACTATTAATGGTTTAACTGCGGGAAGAACTTTTATGTACGCACATGAAAATGGTGTTAATGCGGATGGTGCTGCTATGACTTCTTACGTAGAGTCAGGAAGCTTTGTTATACCACAAGCAGGAGAAAACTTAATGTCTATTAGACGGTTTATTCCTGATTTTAAAAACTTAGCAGGCACTGTAGATGTGTCTTTAAAATTTAGATTATACCCAACATCCGAACAAATTACTAATGGACCACATGAAGTGGCAACTACTACTGAATTTGTAGACACACGTGCGCGTGGTAGGCAAGCTGCGGTACGTATTGAAAGTAGTACACTAGATTCAACATGGCGTTACGGCACATACCGTGCTGACGTACATCCAGACGGGAGAAGATAATGGCAAAAATAAATATTCCACGTTTACCACAAGCTCAAGTCGATTATGATGAAAGACAACTTAACCAAATGATTCAATCATTGGATCAATTAATAACATTGCTTAACAGTACTTACACACCGGAAACGTTGCGTAATGATGATGAAGCGTTTGCGTGGTTTAATGGGTAACATATACACAAACGCTAAAAAAGATTTAGCTACAAATACCGATCCTGTAGTATTATATACAGTGCCAGATAAGGTACAGGCTATAATTAAATCTATAAGAGTCAGTGATGATTCAGGTTCTGGCAGCACAATTACAGCCACTATTACAGATTCAGCAAGTGCAGTGTTTAGTTTAGGTAAAGATATAGTGGTAGGAGCCGCGGTTCCTGTAGAATTATTGACTCAACCTCTTATTGGACAGCAAGGAGAGATAATTACGGTCACACCAGGCCATGCAGATAGGCTACATGTAGTGCTTTCAGTGCTTGAAATAACAAATAATACTTGATATAAGGAGTAAATATGCCTATAAAAGACGATAGTGTAATAGAATATGTAGAGATCAACGGGGAAAAAGTTCCTAAGGTTGTGGTCCCTGCAGAAATAACTATTACCAATACGCTAACAGGTAAAGAATACGGTTCAGCTAAAGAAGCTGATGATGACGTAGCTAATCCTGCAACCGACACGAAAGCAGAACACATCAGACAGGATGTAAAAGTTAGTGTTGCTATTCACAAAATATTAGAGGGAGTTGTAGGAAAAGTTTAATGGTTGATAAATATATAGGACAAACTTATGGACCAGCAGGAATGGGTATGTCTGCATACTCAAATATTCCAGATCCAATTGTTTCAGAATCATTCACAGTAAATGAATTAGGACCAAGTTATGGACCAGTAGGAATGGGTATGTCTGCATACATGGACAGACCTGGACCAATGGAAATGGCGGCACCTCCTGATAATATAGGTTATGATAGAATGGGACCAGATTTAGTACCTGGAGTTCCCGACAGACTTTTTAGACAATACAGTCCAGACTCATTTAGTCCATTTGATAAAGGTTACCCAGAGACAGAAAGAGAGGAAAAGTTAAGAGAGTATATGAAGCGTGGACTTCGTGCAAGGCAAGGTATTGAAACACTAGAAGCAAATGTAGATCCATCGGACTGGAGAGTTATTCAACAAATTATGGGCGCAGGTGGTAACCCAGATGATTATATTGAAACAGCTGGTTTAGGATCAGATATTTATAACTATTTAGACGAGCTTTTAGATTTTGAAGGAATGAAAAATCAGATACCTTATTTCTTAGATAACACAATACCTTTTTATGATCCACCAGAGGGATATTATGATGAAGATTATGAAGAAAATTTAGAGATGGCATAATGGGATTTTTAGACAAAACATTTAAGAACATAGTAAGAGGGGCTAAAGATTTTTTAGGTAGCCCAGCAGGAATTGCAACTTTAGCAATTGCTTCACCATTTGCCATGAGTGCAATGTCATCAGGAGCAAGTGGTAGTGGATTTTTAGGAAGTTTATTACAAAAATATCCAATGCTTGGAAAAATTGGATCAGTTGCAACTAAGTCACCACTTGTGACAAACGCTGCTAAAAACGCAGCAATGAATTATGGTATAGCTACATTAACAGGATCAGAAAATCCTGAAAAGGCAGCCTTGTATGCTGCTGCATCGTCAGTACCGTTTTCTTTTATGAAAGCAAACAACATGGCTAAGGCTTTTAATGAAGCAAACAAATTAGGTGGCGAAGATAAATTAAGTTACTTGGATATACTTACAGGGAAAGTAAATCCTAGCACGGGTTATACAATACCCGGTAAAATGACTCAAACTTTTACTAATCCTACAAATACAGTTTACGATACAGCAACTTATGACAGTATAAATGCTCCAGTTGATATGCCAAGTATCGAAGTACCTGCAATGGGTCCTCCAAAAGTATCAACTTCTTTTGGTCCACCAAGAAATGTAGATATAGATGCACTACAATATTTTAGTAAAGATGGATCAGCTGTAGCAAGTAAACTAGCAGAAAATCCAGGTCTAGCAGGATTAATTCCAGGATTAGGATTAGAAAACGTTGATATTATGGCAACGATTATACCACAAATAGCAGGACTATATGGTGGACGTATGAGTGAAGCAAGGAAATGGGAAAAATTTAAAGAACAACAAATTAAAAGAATGGCTTTTCAATATGGTATTCCATATGAAGAAGCTAAAGAAATATTTAAAGATGGTTACCGTAACCCTTATTACACTACTACATCAGCAGGAGACTATGGTGATATAGAATTTAATAAAGGCGGTTCACCAGCATATAGAGATAGTTATATTGCAGGTGGGAAAGTAGTAGGACCTGGTACAGGTAAATCTGATGACGTTCGTCCAGTAGCATTATCTAATGATGAATTTGTTATTACAGAAACAGCAGCTAAAAACTTTCCAGGTGGACATGCAGGATTATATTCAATGATGAATAAATTAGATCCTGAATCAGAAACAATTGAAGAAGCAAGGATGATGGTATAATGGCAGAGTCAGATTATCCTTCAGGTTTTGATGTAAATACACAACAAAGTAGCATGTCTCCAGAAATGGAGGCTAAATATCTTTGGCTCATGGACCAAGCGGTTAAGTTTGGTCAACAACAATATGGCGGTCAAGGCCCAATTACACCACAATCAATAGCTGGATTTAATCCAGAACAAATTAAAGCATTACAGATGGCTCAGTCTGGCATTGGTGCTTACCAACCAATGATGGACAAAGCAGAAGCTGCTACTGATAGTATGGTTAATGCACAGTTTGATCCATCATCTTATAAAGATTACTTAAATCCTTATCAAGATTATGTAACACAAGGAATTTCAGATCAATATGATAAAGCTATAAATCAAGCTAATATGGGAGCTGCTTCACAAGGAGCGTTTGGTGGTTCAGGTACAGGAATTATGAATGCAGAATTATTAGGAGGAAAGTCACAAGCTATTGGGGAGTCATTAGCTGCCGGTTATGGAAGTGCAATGAACATGGCAAGGGGAGATTTTGAAAATCAAATGACACGTTATGGTGCTGGTGCAGGAATGTATGGAAACATGGCTGGACAAACACAGCAAATGCAACAACAAGACGTGGCATCATTGATGGGCGCAGGATCTGTTATGCAACAGAATACACAACAAGGACTAGATGCTAACTACCAAGCTTACTTACAAAATAGACAAGATCCATATCAACGATTTGGATTTATGAGTGACATATTTAGAGGAGTACCATCTGGGCAAATGACAACTACGATGGGAACTGCTCCCGTAACAAATCCTTTATCCCAAGCATTGGGTGCAGGTATTTTTGGAGCAGGAATAGCATCGGGTTATCAAAACGTATAGGAGTTTAAATGGTTTCGTACCTACGACCTCTCTTTAAAGTTGGTTACAACGCTCTACGATCACAGTATGGCAAAGGAACACCACGTGTGTTTGAAAACTTTAATGAATCAGCAAGAGAAGTATTTAAAAATCCTTACATAAAAAATTATTTAGATGCGGCATCTAACAAACAAGGAATTGTACGTACAGCTGCAGCTACATCATTACCTTTTATGGCATATGATGAGATAACAGAATTACTTCCAGAAAGAGTACAAGAATCTACAAAAATAGAAGCATCAAATAGAACTAAAGATGGTCCAGTGGACATGCCACCTAATGTTATTAAAAAACCAAAGATCATTAATACTACAGAAGTTAAAAAAGAAGATGCTAATAAAGAATTAAATAATTTAGAAACAGATTTTAATAACCAGTTTGATGGTACAGGAACTAACACCGCTTCTACAAACAGGGCAACAGTTGATGCAACGAATTCTGAAGGTACTGATACTATTGAAAGTGACGCGGTAACACGTGTTAAAGCATACAAAGATATTGTTCGTCAATTTATAGGTAGTGGAGATCAAAGTGCACGAATGCAAAAACAAGCATTACTTATGAATGTTGGTGGTATGTTAATGGCTGGTAAATCTAAAGACCCAGGCCTAGCAGGATTCACCGAAATTATAGGGCAAACAGCTATGGCTACAGCACCAATGTTATTTCAAATGGGAGTTGAACAAGGTAAAGCGGATAGAGAAATAGGACAAGCTGCATTACAATTATACATGGAAGATTTAAATGATCAAGATGATCGTAGTGGTGACTTTACTGCTGTGTGGCAAAATGAATATGAGCGTGATAACAACGGTGAGATTATTTTTGATCCATATACTGGTGTTCCTAAAGTTTCAGGAAAAAAATTAATAAGCCAGTTCCGTGCTAACAGTGACGAGATGAATTGGTTCTTGGATCAAAACAATGAACTTGGTTTTCCTCGTTATACGTTCCAACCATCAAGCGCCACGGGCCCAGGTCTTTTTGGGTTAACTGGTTCTCAATCTGGTGGAGCAGTATTAATGTCAGATGCTGCTAAAGATTCAATGATTAAATTTGCTGACTATACTAGACGTGGTTTGATACCAATGGCACAAATGATTATGCCAATGATGATTGAAAACCGTGACAGTTTAATTGGTTACAAAGGATTTCTAGGAAGAAACGTAGGTCCTACTGCTTTCTTAGCAAGCGAAGCTGTTAAAGGATTAAAAGCAGGGTTTGGAGAAAATTCTATTACACAACTTGGCGATGAGTCATTTCAAGTTAATCGAAACAGTGAGCTTGGTAAATTTTATAATCAAATATTAGGAAGTAGCCCTGACGGACAAGCTTACGATCAAGTAGGTGAGGGTATGTCGTTTGCTGTACTAGAAGCGCCAACTGATGGTGCTTTTGTAAATATACCAGGTCTTGGTGAAATGCCAGTCTTTGTAGATACAGGTGGTAAATACGGTGTGCGTGGAGCTCAGTACTTAACTAGATCTAATTTAGAAAAAGTTTTATTTGATCCACGTAAAGGTCAATTAGAAATTTTTGAAACAACTTTAGGTTTAATGTTGGCAAGAAACAGACAGCCAACAGGTCGTATGTTAGCAGACGTTCTTCGAAGATCATTTGAAGAAACATCTATGACATCCTTGATGGGTAAATCCAACATGCCTGAATATGTTATTGGTAAATACGTCAGTATTTATAATGAATTATATACTAACATGAGCCAAGCCTTAAACTTAGCTGGATATGTATCAAGTGAAGCTGAAAAAACTAATGCTTCTCAAATAGTATCACCAGGAGCATTTGAAATTCCTGGCATAGAAAACTTTTATAATTCTTATTACAATTTAAGAGCGAATGATCCAGCCTACTCAGTTGCTGGTTACAATATTGAAGGTGTTAACGTTCCACAATATCCTGATTGGAATGGTGGTAACGGTGCAGTAGTATATCAAGATAACCTTGAAACAAATCAAAACACAGAGAGTGTGTTTGATAAATGGAATAACATATTTGATGAGTAATGGCTGAAGCAGATAATAAAAGAATAAAAAAATATCAAGAAAGTGTTTTTGGTAATATGCCAAGTGATCAAGGTCCAACAGATAAAAAATTTGTCACTACATCTAAAACTGGTATTCCTATTACAGAATCACAAGATATAATTCAAGGCAATCAACCATATGCTACTGATTTACTTTTAGCTCCTTTTCAAGTTGTAGGTAATGCTCTAATGCCAGGTCAACCTTTTGGTCAAAAAAATCAATGGTTACAAAATGAAGAACAAAAAAAGATTTATGAAGCTAAAGTTATGGAGTCGCAAGCTTACACGGCACGTAAGGAACAAGTACGATCACAACTAGCAACAATATTTGATAAAGCAGATAAACGTTTTAAAGAAACAGGTGATGAAAAATATCATCAAATGGCAATGCAAGCTAAGAATGAAATCTTTGCAGCTGCAGGTTTTACCGATGGTGATTTTTTACCTGTAGGACCAGAAACATATAGACAGTATGATGAGTTTGGTTTGTTTACTAATCAACCTAATCCTTATCCAATGGTAAATGCGCTTGGTGAAGGAGTTATAGGAACAGTAGGTGGTGTTAAAGGATTTAACATGACTAAACCTGGATTTGGTTTAGTTAAAAAAGTAGCTGAAGGCATGGCTAAAGGTTTTGTCAAAGGTAAAGGTGGATGGGCAACACGTGCATTAAGTAGTATTATATATGGAGGTGCAGCCGTAGCTGCAGCTGACTTTGGTTATGAAGCAGTGCTTGATACAATGGACCGTGCAGGAAAAGCAAAAGCATATCTTGCAATGGAACCTGAGGAAAGAAGCGGTGCTGTAGATGCAGAAATGAATACGCTTTTAGATAAAGCTTTAAGACCTGTTGATATGATATTAGCACAAGCACCAGACGCTTTAACATTTGGTGCAGAAGGAATTAATAGGCCTAAACTAGGGGAAAGAACACAAGCAGCTATTGACGAGGGATTATTTGATGCAGGAATTAGTACTGCTTTCTTTGGTATACGTCCTTTGTATTTAGGTTTAAAAGCAATAGGTGGTTCTTTGGCTGGGTTAAAAGCAGCTTCTCCATCTTCAAAAGTTTTTGGTAAAGAAATGGAAGATCCAATAGCTAAAGAAATGTTTAAAGATTTTGGTTCTCCAACACCACAAGAAATTGTAGCAGCTGAACAACGTTTAATAAAATTTGATCCTAAAAATCCTATGGTAGTTGGTGCTGGTGGACGTGCATTACTTCCGTTTGGAAATATAAAATCTATTCCTGCTAAAGAAGAAGTACAAATGAACATACCAGTTATTGGTAAAGCATTTAGTCATATTATAAACAGTAAAGCATTTAATTGGTTAGGCCCTGCAAATAATAGAAGCAAATCTTTTGTTCCAGGTGATACACCGTTAGATGAAATAGCTGGAACTACCCTTCCTCGTTTCTCCGTAGCTGGTCGTCCATACATTGGAGCGTTTGTAAATGCATTTCAACGTGTACCTGCATTTGGTGGTCCTATCAGAGCTGGTATACAAGTAGCTGGTGAAGCTCAAAAAGTTAGAGCAATGGAAATGCTTGGAAGATTTGCCCCTTACGTTACGACAGCTGACATGGGTGTTGATTATATTAAGTTGGCAGGAAAAACAGCTCAAGGATTTAGAAAGCAAGCAGTTAAATATGACAAAGAAATTTTAGAAGCAGCAAAGAGTGCAGGCGCTATTGTAGATAAAACACAATTAGTTAACACTGCTAAAGAAATTTTATTTCGTTATAGTAAAATGGGAATGGATGAACAAAGAAAGTATGGAGCGTTTGCTAGATTTTTAAACAAAGAAATTTTACAAGCACCAGAAAACTTTGTCCCAGGCACACAATTATTAGCACAAAATAAAATTAAAATTGGTGACATGTATGCATTGAAAAAAACATTAGATAGTAACTATCAAAACTGGGCAAAGAGTCCTGACATAGGAACCATGGGTGATGATATTAATTTATTATACAAAGCATTTGAAACAGATGTAGGTAGCCTATCAAAAACACCTTATGCTAATGTATCAAAACTTTGGGCAGAGTATGAGCAATTCCTATCAAATGGTATGCTTTTGTTTGGTACAAATGTCGGAAAAAATTTAGCAAATGTAAAACGTTTTGGTTTTAATGTGGCAGTAGGGGAGAGCCCAGCTAATGCTAGTAAAAATTTATGGAATGTTTTAGCTAAGTCAACTGACACTGGTGCATTTGTTCCAGATAATCTTTTAGCTTTAAAAAATATTGTAGGAGAACAAGCATACAGTTCTGGTTTAGGTCATTACATAACAAATATTATAAAAAAATCTGTGTCCGATGTAGAAGGTATTCAATATATAAATCCAGATTTATTAGCAGCAGGAATGGGAATTGGTAAAAGTGGTTCTCCAATACAAGAACTATTTAAAAAAGCTTTACCTGGTCCAACTGTTCCAGAATATAAAATATTTAATGGAGCAAAAAACAGATGGGAAAATTGGTATGAAGATTTATGGGGAAAGATTCCAAGTAATATACCAAGGTCGGAAGTAAAAGCTGTTACAAGTAGTCTTCCTACGTACAAAGATTTTGAAGATTTAAATTTAGTATTAGATCGTATCTTTAAATATGGAATGCCTAATCAAAGTACATTCCTTGCACGTTCAACTGTCCTTCAAGGACCTGTGGGTGCAATGAAATCTAGTTCACCAGCTGCAGGTATGTTAACCGCTTATGGTACATCAACCGCAGCCGGAGCAGTGGCACCTATTTTAGCAATGGCACCTTTCTTTGGCTTTCGTTATCTAGGTAAGATTGTAACAAACCGTATTCGTATGCGTAACTGGAAAAATGCTATGGATGACACATTACCTTTAGTTCTTCGAACAAGAAACTTGGAACGATTAATTCAAGAAATGCCAGACGAGTATGAAGAATGGTATGCTACAGTAAAAGACATGGAGTCAGCTAACCGTAAAAGAAACATGATGAATTTAAATAACAATGCAATGAAAAATATGCAACAAGGTGTTAGTGATGCTATACCAGGTATATTACAAGGCGTAGGAAATACTATAGATGCAATACCTGCACCTCTTAGACAACCTGTAACAGAGACAATAAAAGAATCTATAACACCAGAACCGCAAACATATCAAGATGGCACCGCTGCTTATACAAGTGGTGGAGGTAGCACTGGATCCGCTATAACAGGAAGCAACGTTATGAATTCAAATGCAGCTGCGTCTTTGTATACAGGCAACACGGACCAAGCACTTGCTAATCAATATAGCATGAACGATGGTGGCGCTGTTGAATTAAATCCAATTATGGGTAATGATGGAAAGTTTACAAAACCACAAAAACAAATAAATGATAATCCATTTACTAAGAAAGGAATGATGTCATGAGCATGAAAGATTACTTTGCTATTGCAGGAGCTTTGTTGGCGCTTGGTGTAGCATGGGGTATGACAAATCAAAAAGTAGCTGCAATGGAAAAAGACATGGACCGTATGGAAGAAGCGTTAATGATGTTTACACAAATTGAAGTACGAATAGCTGTTATGGAAACAGAACTTAAAAATATAAATAAAAAATTAGATAGGAAAAAATAATGAATTATAGTAAACTTTTAGAGTCAGTGAAAAAACACGAAGGGTTTCGAGATACCGTTTATTTAGATACCCTAAATAAAAGAACCGTGGGCTACGGCCATCTGTGTGTAGAAGATCATTGGGAAGATGGTAAAAAATATGACAAAGAATATTTAGAAGACATACTAGAAAAAGATCTACAATCAGCAATTGATCAAACACATGACATGTGTGCAAATTTAAAAATTAGTGATGATGCAAAAACTCTAATTTGTGAAATGATTTTTCAGCTTGGGGGGACAGGAGTTTCCAAGTTCCGAAAAATGTGGGCAGCGCTTCAAGAGGATCCACCCAATTATTTTGAAGCGCATGTCCAAATGCTTGATTCACGTTGGGCAAAACAGACACCAAACCGCGCGAGCGAGATGGCAGAACAAATGCAGAACTGTAAATAACTATGGGAGAAGGACACGGTCACACTCATGAAGCTAAAGGTCCTGGGAAAAAAAGAAAGAAATTTTCTTCATTAGTTCCTGCTCCTGTCAATGTAGAAGATATTTTAGATCAAACTCTTTTAAACACTGATGATTTAGAGGGAGTTTATGATTATTTAAGTGATTTAAAAGCACCTTATGGTTTTATACCTTCCTACTTTAATTATTTAAGTGAAGATCAAGTATTAGATTCTAGTAACTTTCCTGTTTTTAATGATCCAAATTACTTACCTGGTTTAAACCCAAATCACATGGGTTTTATTCCAGCTAATCAAGTTGACGCTCCTAATCCTATTCTTGGTGAAGGATTCACTAAAGAGGAAGCTCTTCAATTTTTTCAAGACGAGTATGACGAAAACAATCTTGGAGAAATGTCTCAAGACGAAATAGATTATGTTACTAGTATGTACAAAACTGATAATCCAAGTGAAATAGTTAATTGGAGCACGGGACCTAAATACGATGAAGACATACCTATGATGGATTATCTTGCAGAAATAACTGATAGTCCTGAATTGGCATTAGGTAAAGGATTTTTTCCAGTAAGAAATTACCCTCAAATTGCTTTAGATTATTTACGTGAATACATTGATTCTGGAGCTACCATAGAAGACATTCAAGATTATGATGGTGATGCTGCTGGTTTATTTAGAACAGGATATGATGATAATCCTTTAGGAACAATACAACTTGATCCATACCATGCATCGGACACGGCGACTACAGCTAATATTATAGGTCATGAAGGTTTACATGGAGCAGTTCATAGATATCCATTTTTATTAGAAACTTCACCTTATCCTTACGCAGGAGAAACAAAACAACCTTTTAATATGCAAATGGCAAACAAGTATGATCCAGGAAAAAATTACATGTATAACAGACATTTTTCTAGTAAGGCACCTTTTCATCCAGCTATTCACGGAATTGATGAAACTTTTTTTGGTGGTCACGGTCAACCAAGTAGCATGTTAGATCGTACTAATGACATTAATCCTCAAAATATTGCTAATGCTGATTTTCTAATGAATTATAATGCTCAAAAAGATTATGACATAGGAACTTCTTATGGGCTTAACATGGATGAAATTAAAAGTAGTTACACACCTCCACAACCTTCTGTGGGAATAACATCTTTACCAAGTGGTAATCCTCATTTAGATTATTAATGGCTGGAGCAGGAATACTAAAATTAGCGGCTAAAATGTTAGCTAAAAAATTAGCTAGAAAGAAAAAAAACATAGTGCAGGGAAACTATTGGGAAAGTTCCATAGGTGATCAATCAAGGTTACCGGAAGGTATTGAATTTTTAAGAGGATATGCCAGACGTCAACCTATGGAAAGTTACATGGCAAAAGGAAATTTAACTCCAGAAGATTTAGCAGCTTTACCTACACATGTTGATACAATTCCTTTGCGAAACACTATTAAAACAGGAAAGGGAAAAATAAAAAATCTTTTTAGAGGAGAAACATTATTTCCTGATGAGCAATATATTTCTAAAACAGGTT